GCGGTATACAGTCTTCATACCAATGATGGAGGAACTTTAGTTGAAAATCAATTTTATAAATCTAAAGAAGGTCAAGCTTTAATTTTTAAAAGTGAAAAGATACACAAAGGCATAGCTTCAAAAACAACCAATTTAAGGTTAAATTTAAACTTAGTCATGGAAATTTAAATTTATAGCCAATGTTTTATTATAGATTATAATGAGGTATAATACCCTATGCCATTAGCAAACATACAAATAGCACCAGGATTTAATAAACAAGTTACGGAGACAGGAGCAGAAGGTCAATGGACTGATGGGGATTTTGTTAGATTTAGGTATGGATCTCCTGAAAAAATTGGTGGCTGGGAACAAATTACATCTGATACTTTAGTTGGAGCTACTAGAGAACAACTGGTTTGGGCTGATTTAGATGGAAGAAGATATGCAGCTTTAGGAACTCATAAAGCCTTATTAATTTATTATGAGGGAGCTTTTTACGATATCACTCCACTAGATACTGCTCTAACAAGCTGTACTTTTGATACAACAAACACTTCAGCAACTGTGACTGTTAACAAAACATCACATGGTTTAGAAGCAGGAGATTTATTTACCTTCACCTCTGTGACACCTCCGAGTGGCGCAGGTTATGTAGCATCTGATTTTACAACAAATACATTTCAAGTTGTAACTTCAGCAATAAATAGTTTTACAATTACTATGGCTTCGGCTGCATCTGGAGCGTCCTCTGCAAGTGGTTCAGCAACCGTTAATCCATATGTTAGACCAGGACCACTTAATGCGACAGCGGGTTATGGTTGGGGAACCGGCACATGGGGACGAGGAACCTGGGGATCTGCCTCAACAACTAGTAACGTACTTGTCGATCCTGCTTCTTGGTCCATAGACAATTTTGGTCAAGTTATGATAGCAACTATTAAAAATGGAAAAACTTTTTCTTGGAATCCTATAAATGCAGATGCAAATGCTTTAACCACAAGGGCTGTAGTTGTAAGTGGAGCACCGACTAAATCAGTCATGTCTATTGTATCAGATAGAGACAGACATTTAGTTTTACTTGGGACAGAAACAACTGTTGGAGATAATAGTACACAAGATAAAATGTTTATTAGATTTTCTGATCAAGAAAATTTATCGGAATACACACCGACATCAGTAAACACTGCAGGTACTTTTAGGTTAGATTCAGGAGTAAAAATTGTAGGGGCTGCAAAAGGTAAAGATTACATTTTAATTTTAACAGATACAGCCGCTTATGTTATGCAATTTGTTGGTCCACCTTTTACATTTTCTATTAGACAAGTTGGAAGTAACTGTGGGTTGATTGGTCAACACGCTTTACATTATGTTAATGGAAGAGTTTGGTGGATGGGACAAGCAGGAGGTTTTTTTGTATACGATGGAACAGTTAAATCAGTTCCATGTTTAGTTGAAGATTTTGTATTTACAAATACAGCGGATAATCTTGGAATTAATTATAGCGCGGGGGAACAAATTTATGCAGGACTTAATCATTTATATGAAGAAATAAATTGGTTTTATCCTAAAAGTGGATCTGAACAAATTGATAGAGTGGTAACATATAATTATACAGAGAATGCCTGGACTACAGGGTCTTTAGCCAGAACGTCCTTTCACGATGCGACCTTATTTGATAATCCTTACGCAACAGAGTTTGGTAGTACATCAATTCCTACATTTCCAACAATTCAAGGAGTCACAAATATAAATGGAGCATCAATTTATTATGCGCATGAAGTTGGTGTAGATCAGGTTGACAGTGTTGGTAATAAAACTGCAATTCCTGCATTTATACAATCAGGAGATTTTGATTTATCTGTAGGTGGTGATGGAGAGTTTTTTATGAGCATGAGAAGATTTATACCTGATTTTAAAAGACTTGTGGGCAATGCTCAAATTACAATTAACTTAAGAAATTATCCTACAAGCACAGCAGCAAGTTCACCTTTAGGGCCATTTACAATTACTAGCTCTACTGATAAAGTAGACACACGTGCCAGATCAAGATTTGCTAGTGTGAAAGTAGCTAATCTTTCAACAGATCAAAGTTGGAGATATGGTACTTTTAGAGCTGATGTACAACCAGATGGAATGAGAGGATAATGGACCCAATTACACAAAGAATACTAGATCAACAAAAAGCCATAGCACAAAACCCTGGTTTTACTGGGTATCAACCATCGGCTTCTTCTTTAGATCAAGATATTATGAATCTACAAACTCCTCCAAATGGTATTGCAGCTATTCAAGCTGCACCTGTTAATCAACCAATGATGATGCAAGATACGTTTGTAGAAGAAAAACCAATAGATATTAAAGAATATTCTAAAAATATTGGTAAAAAAATGGTGACGGATTACGCTATTAAAAAATTAGGATTCGATGGAATAAAAGGTAATTTACTTAAATCGGCAATGGGGTCAAATTTAATGGGTTTTTCTAACCCTCTCTCTGCAGCTTTTACAATTGGATCTTTCTTGCCCGACTCAGTAAAAGGAATTGCAGGTTTGTTGAGAGGTAAGAGAGCTGAAAAAGCAATTGCTAGAGATATTATTGCTGATAGCCAAGGATTTAAAGACAAAACTATTTCACCTAAAATTACCAATATGCAACCTACAAATAAAGATATTCAAATGGGAGATGGAGGAAAACCTACGGTAACCACTACATCACCGAAATCATACCAAGGTACAAATCCTTACGGTGGTGGACCGGGTGGACTACATTCAAATTTTTAATGGCTAGAGTTGATATAATAATACCTGAACCCGCTTCTCAGTACACGGAAGAAAATCAAAGACAAATTACTCAGTCTTTACGTACTATGCAAGATAAGTTAAATACATCTTATCAACAAGAACTTAAAAATGAACAAGATGCTTTTAATTATTTTTTATCATGACCATACGATATAAAAACCAAGGATTTAAACAAGCAAGTACAGGTAAGACTACAGCACTTACGTGTCCTGTTAATGCAACCATAATTGTAAAAAGTGTTTACTGTGCAAACAATGATGCTTCATCTGCTATTTTAGTAAACATGAATCTTGTAGATTCTTCTGACTCAAGCACAGAATATGAATTTTTTAGAGATGATTTAGCTGCAAAATCACAAATCAACGCTACACCACAAGGTTTGAATCTTGAAGCAGGTGATGCAATCACAGTGACAGCAGCCACGGGAAGTAATAAAATACAAGGTGCTATAAGTTATGCACTAATAGATAGATCGCAGGAGAATGGCTAGAAAATTTAAAGATTACGTAGAAAGAGATCAACCTAGAAAAAGGCCGGGTCGTCATAAAAAAAGTCTTAACAAAAATGAAAAAAGAGATTATAAACCATACAACAAACAAGGAAGAAAACAATGAGCGATCTCGTAAAGATACCTGCAGAAGCAAAAGAGATTATCAAACACAAAAGAACAGGACAGGTGTATGCTACTAAAGCTGATTTTGATGCTGATGTTGCTAACCCCAATACTGATACTTCTGTGGATGATTTTAGACAAGACCTTGAAATAAAGGTGACAAAAGTTTCTATGGGTGCTAAAACAAAAGAATAATGCAACCCAGAGGAGCCACCGAGCTACAAATGGAAATGCTTCACAAGCATGTCCCAAAAGAACTGCTTGATCAAGTTCAAATATGTACTTCAATTCCAGGCAAGGTTCCTATTGATCCAAACAAATTAAATATTCTTTGGCAAAAAAATTCTTACGATCAAGCAAATCTTTGTCACTGGTTTGCTGATCCTAACAATCATAAACAATATGATTGGTATGTTTTTAACAGTCATTGGACTTATGAAAAATTTAGATACTTCTTCCGTGTGCCCACCGAAAAATGTGTGGTAATTAAAAACGGTATTAATAATTTTCCTAAAAGAAAAGTTTATAAAAAAGGTGACCCAATTAAAATACTACATCACAATACTCCTTGGAGAGGATTGAATGTGTTGTTAGCTGCTATGCAATTAGTTAAAAACCCAAACATTACTTTAGATGTTTACAGCTCTGCTCAAGTATACGGTGATGCTTTCTCAAGTAAAAACGAAAAAGATTTTGAACCTTTATATGATCAAGCAAAACAAATGCCAAATGTAAATTATATTGGATACAAACCAAATGAATATATTTTAGAACATATAACAGATTATGATTTATATGTTTACCCTAGTAATTTTGAAGAAACATTTTGTGCTTCAGCATTAGAAGCTTTAGCTGCTGGTGTTCATGTAATAACAAATAATTTTGGTGCCTTATATGAAACTTGTGCTGAGTGGCCAGTATATGTGAATTATGATTCAAACAACGAAAGAATGGCTAAAGATACATCTGCAGCTATTGAAGTTGCTGCAACATATTTACATGAACCATTCATACAAGAACATCTTGAAGAACAACAAAAATTTTATAAACGATTTTATAATTGGACTAAAAAAGGATTGGAATGGGAAAGCTTTTTACGTGGAGCTTTGAGTGAAAGAAAATAAAACCTATATAAACGAAGATACTTACCAAACTTTAAAAGATGTAAAAGTAACACCATCAAATAACAAAGAAGTTGAGCTTACAGAATACGAAAAACGTATAAAGCCAATATGGATAAACAACACCGGACACCGGAAAAGTAAAATATCTTTATTTGTTGCAACACCTGTACATAGTGATTGTTCAATTCATTACGCACAAGGATTGTTAGAATTACAAAAAATGTGCATGGAAAAAAAAATAGAAGTACAATTTCAACTGTTAAAATCATCATTGGTAACACAAGGGAGGAACTTGTGCGTATCAGGATTTATTGAATCTGGAATGACTCACATGTTATTTGTTGATTCAGATATATTAATGAATGCAGAATCTATTTTTAAGATGATAGACAGAGATAAAGACATTATTTCAATTCCTTATCCACTTAAAACATTCAATTGGGATAAAGCTTTTGATGCAATGAAAAAAGGTCAAATCAAAAAACCTTCTGATATTCATAAATGGACTAACAGTTATCCAATGAGAGTGAAAGACACTAACGATATTGTTGTTACAGAAGGTGTAATAGAAGTAACTCACAGTCCGACAGGATGTATGCTTATCAAAAGAGAAGTGTTTGATAAAATGATTAAAAATTACCCAGACAAAGGTATAGTTCAAAAGACAGTCATCAACGGAGAATATGTAAACAGACCTTATATGTGGAACTTTTTTGATTGTATACATGACCCTGAAACTAAAACATATTTAGGTGAAGATTTTAGCTTTTGTAAACTATGGAAAGACATTGGTGGTAAATGCCATGCCTTTATTGATGATCCAATCATGCATATTGGAGAGCATCAATATAAGGGACGTTTTGCCGATGAGTTGATAATACCTAAGTAAAATGGTAATATTGGAAACTTAAGATCTTAAATAGGAGAATTAATTAATGTTACATCTTTTACCCTACGCACTAGCTGCTTATGGAGGAATTTCAGGTTACAAAAGCGCAAAAGAAGCAGGCGTAAGTGGATTAGGTTCACTTGTCCATGGTGCTCTAGGAGCATATGGTGGATATAGCATGGGTTCTGCAGGACTGGGAATGTTCCCTGGATCAGCAGCAGCAGGAAAATTTGCAGCAATGCCTTTGACAAAATCTTTAACAAAAATTCCAGGAATATCTCCTATACAAAATTCTGCTTTAAGCTCACGAACAATGTCAGCAGTGCCTGGAGGTGGAGACCCAAATATGTTTGTACCAACTGGATCTAGTAAAGGTGGTAGTTTATTAGATTTAATAAGAAAAGAACCCGGTGGTGATTATGATCCAATGAAAATTGCATTAGCTGCAGGAGGTATACCTCTTGTGTTAGGTGCGTTTGATCAAGGTGGACCTACTGATATTTACACTCCTGGCTACAATAAAAATTATTTAAAAACAAGAGCTGAGAGAAGTTTTTCATATATTGATCCTGTAACAGGAGAAGAAAAACAATATGAAAAAGTTTATGTGCCTGAACAAAATCCTAATGATCCAGGATCAGGAATGAATAAAACTACATTTAAAATTGGTGGCTTAGCAGAAATTAAAAAATTTAATGAAGGTGGTATAAATTATTTACCTTCTAAAACAACTCACGATCAAGACGATGCTAACAATTATGTTAGAGCATCAGGATATGTTGAGGACGGAGCAGGGGTAGGTGATAAAGACGAAGACACAATGTTAGCTCAATTAGCAGACGGAGAGTTTGTAACAAGAGCGGATGGTGTGCTAGGCGCGGGAATCATTGCGGGAGCTAATCCAAATAGCATGAAAGACATGAGAGAAAAAGGTGCTGCCTACTTTTATGAACAACAAAAAAGATATAAAAGAGTATTTGATT